TAATGGCCCAGTCAGAGCTCAAACCGGTTTTGCTCAGTAAAGCTCAAATAGACGCAATCAAACAAATCCAGTGCGACGAGCAGAAGAAGTCACAGCTGGGCGTTGCGCCGGGCATCAATGTAATTGCCAGGCAGCTGATTGACCTCGGCTTATCTCAGCTCTCTACTACTTCAAAGACCAGGGTATAAGACATGAATATTCAGGCTTACAGCGTTGCCGTTCGGTTGAGTGCAAAAGACGATTTAACGCGTGTCTTGAAGATGGCGAGCGAAGACGTGTTAAGCCTGCACAAACGTATGCTGGGTGTCTGCGCCGATCTAAAAAACATCGACAAATACGCCAAAGCAGCCACCTCATCTATATCTGCAATGAGCCGGGCTATGACAGGCAATCTGTCGGGTGCGACTCGTGATGCTCGCCAATACTCAGAGGCCATGAGAAGCGCTACAGAGAGCACTGAGAGGCTACACAGAGCAAGCTCTGGCTTACCAGGTGGTAACGGGGCGTCTTATCTCGCTATAGGTGCGGCTGCAGGGTTGAGTGGTGGTGGCAACAATGGTGGTAACCGGCCACCAGTCGGGATGCTTGGACTGCCTGGTCCTGCTGATGGCGGCTGGAAAGGCTGGAGAAATGGCGTTCCTCCTGGCGGGTGGGGTCCGGGCAATCCCCCTGGCGGAGGGGGTGGTAGCGATGATGGTAATGGCGGCGGTAGAAATGGTGCTCACCGACCTTTATCGGATCGTGATAGCGGAATGACCAATCTGGCTACTGGTTATGTGGGGTATGAGCTTCTCAACTCGATAACCGAAAAGGGCATCTCCTACGAGCGAGAATTAGCACGCCTGCGCCAAATGGGGCTCAACACTGCTCAAATTAACGAAGCCAAAGCCTATGTTGGTACCCACAACGTAGCAAATACGTCTGTGCTCGACCGCATGCGTATATTCACTGATGCCCAGGGTTCATTCAGGCAATCTGGAATGCTGACCGGTGATGCGCTGGCAGCAGCAAAAACCATGATGCCCGTGTTAGCGCAGTACGAAGTTGCTTCACAAGCATTAAGCGGGCAGTCACAGGCAGCTGCCAGCACTAATATGCTAAACCTCAATAAGATTGTCGAAATCATGGGCGGCCTGAATAGTCCGGCACTTGCCGCAAATATCGCTGACGGCGTATTCAAGGCTTCGCAGTCGAGCGGGCGTATCGTGAACGAGAGACAGTTAAAACTTTTCGTAGCTCACGGAAGCACGGCGACAAACCATCAAAGCCTCAGGGCGATGTTTGGCGCGCTTGAGCCCATTATCGGTGAGATGGGCGGGGATGTGGCATCAAATGGCATGCTGACCGCCTACAACCGAATCAACGGCAATATGTCTCTCATACCCAAAAATTTGCGCAGGGAAATAGCTCGCTTAGGGATTGGTGATGCTACAGGAACGGAGCAACCAAAAGCGCTAGCCTATCTGCAAACCACAGACCTGCCAGGCTATGTGAAAAAGATGATGGGCATCTATGCCGCACATGGCATTACCAACTCAATTGACTGGGAGCGCGAAAACTCTATTCTCTTTGGTCGCGGTGGCGCGAAGATTTACAACCGAATGATGGCCCAGATCAAAACAATGGATGAATCCTTGGCGTCTTATGACCGCTCACATGGGAGCGCGGCAACGGCTAACGACCCTGATAACCACGTCATTATGGCCAGGCAGGCAATGGGGGTCGCTTTTGAGAATCTGCAGCTCGCCCTTGCTCAGAAAGGCGGAGTGATGGAGAACTTTACCCGCGGTATCGACATTGTGACCAGGGGTGTCACGACGCTGACCAATGCTGTAGATTCCCATCCAAATATGGCCAGGTACGCGATGGATGGCGCGATGGCAATTACTGCGTTAGCTGGAGCGAGCGGAGCCATGTGGGTGATGAAGCATTCTGCCAGCGCGTTGATGGGCCCATTGAAATTCCTGGCAGGCAAAGATGGCTTCCCTCTGTTATCAACAGCTATCCAGGGTATGCCGAATATTGTTGCTTTGGCAGCCGCTGCGATAGGCACAGAGCTCTCTGTTGAAATTTACCGTAGGTTTATGGCAGCAAAAAATGGCACTCCATATGACCAACTTCCTACTCAGACCCAAGAAATGGCAGAGCGTGACCGTCTAGGAAAAATGAACTGGGAAAAGAGTCACCCGGGGATGCCTTATTACGGCACTAGAGTATGGGATCTTAATTCCATTCCTGCAAAGCCAGGTGTTTCGAAAGCATCGCAGTTCGTGCCAATCCCTCCCAAGCCGTCTCAGCCAATCAATATTCAAGTCGATTCAATTTTGGATGGCAAAAAGATTGGGCAAGGAATGATGACCTACCTGGTAAAAGAGTCTACAAAAGCTCCTAGCAGTGTCAGCGCTTTTGACTCGAGCATGATTCTAACTCACCCAGGCCAGGTTAGCGGGCTATCCACTAAATAACGGGGTGAGGCATGGATTTATTGGAATTATCGAAGCTCCTTAATTCTGCCTCTCTGACTGTCGAACACCAGCTTGCCTTGACGGTCAGGGAATATGCGAAAGAGGTTGAGAAGGAAGCTAAAGAAGAGATAGGCCACTACCAGCAGGCAGCTGGCCCATTCTCAGCCTGGTCACCATTGGCCGAGAGCACGCAGGCCGACAGGATAAGTAAGGGGTTTTCTGCTGACGAGCCTGAACTTCGCACCGGAGAGCTACGGGACAGTATCAAAAGCGAAGCCAGTGGCCTGTCATCAATCGCTGGCTCGACAAGTGAGGTTATGTTCTGGCAGGAGAATGGCACCGCCAACATGCCGCCTAGGGCGATTATCGGCATTGCGTACATTAGAAAGTTGGAGTTCCTGGAAGAAGAGCTGGGTAAGTGCGTAATGCGAAGCTTCAGAACGTATTAATCAACCGATAGGGGTGCACAGAATGTTGATGAGTAAGACCGAATATGCGCGTCACTGTGGTGTGAGTCGTCAGACCGTCTATGACTGGGTAAAAAAGGGTGACTTAGTGCTGTCTGGGCAGAAAGTTGATTTAGAAGCTACAGAAGCAAAGCGAATTAAAACCAGTTATGAGAGTCGCTGGCCGCATAGAAAATTAGACATGACTTGGGGTCAGGCTCTGAAATGGATTCAAGAGCATGATGGCAAGACGCATGCTGCACAAAATATTCAGGCTCGCATTGACCGTATAACAGCAGCGGCTGATGAGTTGGGCTACGACGTTGATAGCATTGGATACAATGAGGAAGAAACGACCATAGCTTATTTCCGAGCTGGTGAAGAGCGGCACGAGTTCTATGAGAATGATTCTATAGACTGTGCAATAGATCGACTTAGGTATGAAATTTTTTATAGCGCAGGATTATGCCCAGAAGAGGAAAATTATTGGAGTGAAGCAGGGTTGACAGCTTTATGCCTACCAGCCAAAGAGTTGGTGTAAACACCGCAGTTACACTAAATGGATAACTTGACACTTTTTCGACACTTATCTGTTTAAAAAGACAAAATAAAACAGTTGGTTAAAGTTTTTAGATTTGAAAAGTGTCAGGAAGAAATGTGTAAGGCAGCACTTTAAACCCATATTATTTCGGATTGAAAAATCATATGTGGAGAGTGAATCAGGAGTTTACAGTGCGCAAACGAACACGCCATTACACTACTGAGTTACCGCGAATTACGCTTCTTCATCTTAAGGTCATGCAGCGAAAATTTGCTGAGGGAGTTTGGGCATTACAGCATGATACCCGTAGTGGAACGTTATTTTTCAAGGCGTCAGACAAGGGGTTCACGGTAACTATTGGTGGCTCAACACTAAACCTTAAAATATCATCCACCCGGGTAGGTCATGGAGTAAGGTATTGGTACTTATGCCCACACTGCCAGGCACGAGCCGCAATTCTTTATGTTGGGAAACAGACTATTGGATGTCGGAAATGCTGCAAGCTTCACTATGAGGTGCAAAGCATAGGGAATGAGGAAAGATTAAGGTTACAAGTCAGAAGACGGCAACTGGATATTTGGCCGAATAAACCAGAGCACCCATACATTTTCCTCAAAGATTTTATCAATCAAGATAATAGCAAGCCAGCTTGCATGAGGTGGCATACCTTCTACATGAAACTACTAAGATTACGGTTCAGCGAAGTTAAGTATGTGACTGTTCTGCATGACAAGCTCAGAAAAGACTTTTCAAGGTTGCTCGGAATGACTCCTGAGGATGCAGAAGAAATTTTTGGGATCTCAAACTGTATAAGTCTGCGTGATGATAGACCGTAAAACGTTAGAGTTGACGATGATTCAGATGGCCTGTCAGAGCGGTGACCCACTGGACAGGCACATGCTGTATACCATTCGCAACGGTGTGGCGCAGGCACTTCAAGCTAAAGAGCGACACAAGCAACGGATGACTACGCCTGATTATCAGTGGAAGAAGCCAGTACCACGGCGATAGTGTTGCCTGGTAAGCTGAACCAAGAACCCTAGAGCCTGTTATTAATTTCTTA